TTTTTTGAGTTCGCAACCGATCCAAAAAACGAAGAAAAGATGATCCAGATGGGGTTGAAGGTAGCGCCTCCCTCACCTGAAGAAACCCCGTCTGGGTCAGTAAAAAAGGCTGAGAAGCCAGCCAGCGATATAGCTGGCGAAGCAGCCGATGGCGAATAATTGAGCAAACCGCACAGTTACTTACTTGATGTAACTGTGCGGAGTGACACCACAGGAGGTGGAAACGTGGAAAAGAAGAAATTTGACGTGTTAACGGCAAAGGTAAAAAACGAAAAAATATATTGGACAGTTTTGGGCAAAGCCTATGAAAACGACACCAATATTAAAATCGAATTTAATGCTTTGCCAATACCAAATCCCAACGGGGATATATTTGTATATTTAAAGGAGCAAAGCGATGTACAGAAAGTCGATGTCACGAAAGAAAAGCGGTAAATTATTTTCACGCACAGCAATGCGTGTAAAAAGCCGCAATTTCGCAACAGTAATGCGTGGTGGTTATAGAATCTAATGACGTGCTACCACCCATTACTCGCTTATCGCGAAAATGGGAAGGTAACGTTCAACAAACCCTTCCCATACGCGAAGGGCTTTAACCTACCATGCGGGCAATGCATAGGTTGCAGGTTAAAATACAGCCAAGAATGGGCTGTGAGGCTTATGCATGAGAATCAAATGCATGAGGAAAGTTGTTTCATAACATTAACAATGAACGATGAATATTTAAGCAGTAGGGAGAACCCCTACTCGCTAGATAAAAGTGAATTTCAAAAGTTTATGAAACGGTTAAGAAAAAGGTATGGAAAACAAATTCGGTATTTCCATTGCGGTGAATACGGCGAAAAAAATGGCCGTCCGCATTACCATGCCATTATCTTTGGCATGGACTTTGAAGATAAAGAATTATTTCAAATACGTGATGAAATAAGGTTATATACGAGCGAAACCTTGGCCAAATTGTGGCCATATGGGTTTGTGACAATAGGCGAAGTAACAATTGAGAGTTGTGCCTACGTAGCGAGGTATGTAACAAAAAAGATAAATGGAAAAGATGCAGAAAATCATTATATAAGGTGGGATCCCTCAACAGGGGAGGGGATACCTATCGAGCCAGAATATGCGACAATGTCGCGAAAGCCAGGTATCGGTAAGTTATGGCTAGAAAAATATAAAAACGATGTATATCCACATGATTATGTAGTCATGAAAAAACATAAAATCAGACCACCAAGATTTTATGATAACCAGTTGAGTGAAAACGAACTGGAAAAAATAAAAGAAAAGAGAGCAGCGGAGCTGCCAGAAGTAATAGATCAATACAACGAAGAGATGGACAGATTATGGGTAAAAGAAGCCGTTAAGGATAACAGGCTCAAGATATTGATTCGCGATTTGTAAACAAAATCGCAAAAATAAGAAAAAACAAGGTATAAAAAAATTATTGACTCATAGTGTATATTATGTACATGATGTTCCACAACATTTAGTAGGAGGCTAAAAAATGAAAAAACCAATGTTCGCAGTTTTTGACAAAGTAGCAAAACTATATTTGCAACCCTTTATAGAGACAACAGATGGGACAGCTGTAAGAGCAATACAGGATGCAGCAAAGGGCGATCATCCGTTTGCAAAGCATCCGCAAGATTTCACGCTGACTCGGCTTGGTACGTACGATGAAGAAACAGGACAATTAAACCAAGACAGCAAAGCGGATATTATCGAAATAAAAACGTTAATCGGAGAATAAAAAATGTTTGGGCCACAAGGTAATTTACCGTCACAGATGAAACATGAATTCAGCAGAGTACCAAAGGCTGATATTCAACGTAGTGTATTCAATCGCAGTCACGATTTAAAAACAACATTTGATGCGGGTTACCTTGTACCCATTTTTGTAGACGAAGCGCTGCCCGGTGATACGTTTACGTTAAAAACAACAGCGTTTGGTAGATTGGCAACGCCAATTAATCCAATTATGGATAACATCCATATAGAAACATTTTTTTTCGCAGTACCACACAGACTGGTGTGGGATAATTGGGAAAAGTTTTGTGGTGAACAAACTGACCCGGGCGATAGTACTGATTATTTAATTCCAACAGTAACAACAACAGCGTCAAACGGTACGTTGTGGGATTATTTTGGAATACCAACAGACATTAATTTGACGTTTAACAATCTAGCGGGACGTGCATACAACCTTATTTATAACGAATGGTTTCGAGACGAAAACTTGCAAGATAGTTTAGTTGTTGACCGTTCGGACGGACCCGATACGGCTAGTGATTATGTGTTGGTAAAAAGAGGAAAACGGCATGATTATTTCACAAGTTGTTTGCCATGGCCGCAAAAAGGTGATGCGGTAAATCTGCCGTTGGGCGCAACAGCACCAATTCAAGCACAAGGTACACTTGTAGTCGATGTTGCAGGTACGCCAACAAATGTTACGCATTTGGCAGGTAGTGGTGATTTAGTAGGTTCTCCTGCACTACCGAATACAGCATATGTATCATATGCAAGTGGTCTAGAAGCGGATTTGTCAACAGCGACAGCAGCAACAATTAATGAGTTGCGCGAAGCGTTTCAAATTCAGCGTTTGTACGAGCGTGATGCACGCGGTGGTACACGTTATACAGAAATTATTCAAAGCCACTTCGGTGTGACCTCACCCGATGCGCGTTTGCAGCGTCCAGAATATTTGGGTGGCGGACGTGATAGAATTAATATTCATCCGATTGCACAGACAAGTTCAACCGATGCTACGACACCACAAGGTAATTTGTCAGCATTCGGAACAACAGGTTTCGGTGGTCATGGATTTAGTAAATCATTTACAGAACATTGCGTAATCATTGGATTAGTCAATGTGTATGCTGATTTAACTTATCAGCAAGGTCTAAACAGAATGTTTAGCAGGCAAGATCGCTGGGATTATTATTGGCCAGCATTGGCGCATTTAGGAGAACAAGCAGTTCTTAATAAAGAAATTTATGCGCAAGGTACAGCTGACGATGATCTGGTATTTGGATATCAGGAGCGATTTGCAGAGTATCGTTATAAGCCAAGCATGATTACAGGGCAATTTAGAAGTAATTATGCACAAAGTTTAGATAATTGGCATGTGGCACAAGATTTTGGTTCACTGCCAGCGTTAAACGCATCGTTTATCGAAGAAAATCCACCTATGGATCGTGTTGTAGCAACGCCTACAGAACCTGATATTATTTTGGATGCATATTTTGATCTGAAATGTGCACGGCCGATGCCGACATATAGTGTTCCGGGCTTAATTGATCATTTCTAGGTGGTGATATGGATAGCACTAAGCTCGCTATTATTGTGCATGTTACTCGCAAGTATGTTGCCCCTGCGCTTATTGGTGCGCTTGTGGTTTGGCTTGTGGCTAATGAGCTGGGCGATTGGGCTGATGTTGTTTGTAGCGCTGCTACTGCTTTAGCAATAGCTGTGGAGTCTTGCAATGTTCGGTAGTTTAATAAGCGCTGGTGCCACTTTAATTGGCGGAGTATTGCAGCGAAAAGCTGATAAAGCGGAATCATCACGGAATAGGTTTTTCAGTGATGCACAAGCAAGGCAAGCAGAAGCGTTCAGCGCAGAACAAGCAGCAACAAATCGTGCGTTTCAAGAACGCATGTCAAACACCCAATATCAAAGAGCAATGGCGGATATGAAAGCGTCGGGGTTAAACCCGATGTTGGCATATTCACAAGGTGGTGCAGGCAATTTGTCAGGTGCTACAGCAAGCGGAGTAGCTGGAAGCGGCAGTATGGCAGCACCGGCACCAAATTTGGCAGAATTGGCGCAACAAGGTGCTTCAGCAAAATTGATGCGGAATAATTTAAAAGCACAAAATCGTTTAATTGGTGCACAAGAGCAAGCGCAGCGTGAAGCAGCAAGCGCGACGTTTTATGATGCACAAAACAAAAGGTTAGACGGCATGCTTAAGAGTTTAGATGTAATGAACTATTCAAAAGCAAAACAAGGACCGCAATATTTTAGAGATAGTAAAGACATACGT